ATAAATATCTTTGGCCTTGTATTTTGGTAATACAAGGGGTGTATGAGGTAATAAAATGGCAAGAACAAAAACCGCCAAGCAAGCCAGCAATGAACAACATATAGATCATTCAGATGAACAGCTTGTTGACTATGATAAAATTGTTTCAATTCAGTTGCTAATTAATCAACACTTGTACAAAGAACTTTCGTTATTGTACAAGGAACTTCAAGGTCAAGTGGATATAGAACAGGCCACAAGTATACTTGTAAGCTCTATGAGCACAAATTTAGGTATTCTTCTTGCTCAGATTAAGGATGATTCCAGGAATACATATATTAACATAGCAACTAATATAATGCAACAAGCCATACTACAAACTATAGAAAAGTTAGGTGAGCAATCTTATGGTCAAATTGGTCATGCATAAGTATGATATTTTAAAAAAAATCTTTTTTGTATAAATACAATACATTAATGGAGACTTACTTATGGCAATAATACCCCCAAGAAACTTACTACCTCCTACGCTAACACGTTATGGGGTTCCCACTGACGTTACAGGTGCATTAAACGGTCAATTGTTGATGCCCAAGCTTAAGCATCGTTTCCGTGTAACTGTTTTGAACTTTGGAAACGTTCCAAACCTTGTTGATTTTACTCGTCAAGTAATGAGTGCTGGTAGACCTAATATTTCTTTTGGTGAAAACGAAATTCACAGTTATAATAACATAGTGTACTACGCTGGTAAACCATCATGGCAAACAATTGACGTTAGCCTACGTGATGACATCAACAACAAGGCTTCTGCACTGGTAAGTGCTCAGCTGCAAAAACAAATGAACCATTACACTCAGAGTGCCGCTATAAGTCACACCAACTATAAATTTACTATGCGAATCCAAACTCTAGACGGTACTATGGACACACTAAACACACTAGAAGATTGGAAGCTTGAAGGTTGTTATATTGTAAGTTCAAACTACGGAGATATGGATTACTCACAGGCTGGTGAGCCCATGACAATTGCTCTAACAATCAGATATGATAACGCCACTCAGGGTAATGAACTGGCTGAAAGTGCAATTAATACAGCTGTTGGTACAGCGTTAACAGCAGTTGGTGCGTTAGGATTCTAATCATTACTAACTTTACAGAATAAAAGGCGGCTTTTGCCGCCTTTTGTTTTTGGTAAAAAAATATAAACTGGTTGAGCATAAATAACAATATGGTAGAATTCTTAAGAAGTCCTCGCACAGCCTCTCGTATTTTTAACACAACCGGATATAATCAGCTTACGTTGGCTGTTCCTCGTGTTAAATTTTTGTTTTTTGTTGAGTTTAATTTATCAGCTGCAGCTATATCTATGTTAAACAATGCACAGATAAATTCAATGAATGATCCCCAAAATATAGCATTTAAAGTAAAAAGTATTGAAAAACCAAAAATTAATTTACAGGTTGACGAATTAAATCAATATAATAAAAAATACTTAGTTTATAAAAAAGTAGACTATCAAGAAACAAGTATTAAGTTTCATGATAGTAATGACAATTCTTTATTATCATTCTGGGTTAATTATTTCACTTATTTTTTTGGTGACAGTCGGCCAAAAAACCAAGTGAGTAGTAATCAAAGTCCTGTTGACCCATTATTCAACGACGACACTGGGTGGGGAGTAAGAACATTAACTAATGAAACTAAGTTCTTTAATAGTATTAGAGTTTTGGTGTTTTTTGCTAATACATATACTGCATTTAAGTTTATGAATCCAAAAATTACAAGTATAGATTGGGATTCAAGTGATTATAACAGTTCAGAATTTGAATCAGTTTCCATGAATTTAAAGTATGAGTTTTTACAATATGAAGCATTTGGTAAGCCTATAGGGTTTGCAGGATATACTGGCAAATATGGATTTACACAACAAGACACTTTACCTACAACTGCTACGGGTGTAATTATACCGTCTTCCATTCAACCAAGGATTTTTGATGACAACATTGGTGTGTCTCGGACTTTCTCTCAGACCGTTGCACCTGCGCCAACATCACAACTTGTAACAAGAAGCTTTTTTGGTCGTGAGAAAACTGTAAACGTGGCCACACAAAAAGATAACTTAAATTATGTGAAATCATTTTTTAGTCCTACACAACCACCTGCATCTTTTGGTGGACAAACACCTAACTTTGGACCGGTAGATTAACCATGGTAGATAATAACTTTACAAGCCAACTTGTTACACAGCAACTATCTCAAAGAAGTGGGCAGGTTGCTATTTCAACAAAAGGTGGAAATTCAAAATTTATTAATAGCTTAAACAATCAAGTGATCAGTGGACCAGAGGCAGGGTCGGTAATTTTAGCAAATCCACAAAAGCCTAATGATCCAAAATTAACAGCTAAAGCACTTGATAGTGCACGCGGTTATTATGCAGGTCGAAATGTTCCACCAGAATTTGTTGAAGCTATAGCAAGTGTTGCTGCTTATTTGAGTAATGTAAGTGGAATTCCGGTCAACTCTATGTTAAGTCCAACTTCTGTAAGTTTAGAATTAATATCTGCATACAACAGATTTAAACCTAAAGGTAGTCAGGTTGGTATACTTAGTCCACAACTAAATCCAACTTGGTTTAATAATCCAATTTTAAGAGGAAGTATAACCGCAGCATTGAAAGATCAGGCATAATATGGGCAAGTGGGCACAAGATGAATTTATTCCTAAAAATCCTCAGAAAATAATTGGTAATGCCAGAATAGTTTACCGCAGTTCTTGGGAATTAACTGTTATGAACCTACTTGATCAGCACCCAAATGTTATACAGTGGGCGAGTGAAAGCATAAGTATACCTTATAAAAATCCCTTAACAGGTCGCCAATCAGTTTATATACCTGATTTTCTTGTGGTGTATAAGGATAAAACTAATAAACAGCGTGCTGAACTTATTGAGGTTAAACCCATGAAGGAGGCAATTGCTGAAAATGCACGTAGTAAACGAGACAAGGCCGCATTAATGGTCAATACAGCAAAATGGGCAGCGGCTATGCTATTTTGTAAAAAAAATGGATTAATATTTCGCATTCTTACTGAAGCAGACCTATATATTAGTAAAGGATCGCAGCTTAAGAGGAAAAAATGAGTAAACCATTTCAACAGTTGGAAGAAGCACTAAATTTACCATCAATGGATGATGCCATTCAACCAATATCACAAGACGAAGTTTTGCAAGCACTTGAAACCGCCAAAAATCTTGAAAAGGAATTTGAAAAGATTAATCATTACGACCAGCATGATACAGAAATGGATACACTTGCTGAAATGGCAATTAAGGCTCACCAAGATTTACAAGAATTTGGAATGAACGTAGATGTCAGACATGCAGGTGAAATTTTTAGTAGTAGTAGTCAAATGTTAAAGATAGCCGTTGATGCAAAAAATAATAAAGTTGAAAAGAAGCTTAAACTAATGAAATTACAACTTGAAAAAATAAGAATGGACAAAGAAAATAAAGAAGATGAACATTTAATGGGAACCGCCATGCCATTAGATCGCAATGAAATCTTAAAAATAGTCAAGCAAATTAACTCTGACGATAAATAAAGTATCAAGGAGCAATGCTACAATGAAAGAATTTATTGAATATTTAGCTGAGAGTACTCGTAGCTATGCATTTACTATAAAATTTGCGAAACAACCTACTGAAGAGCAAGTAAGCATATTGGAAGCTTGGTTAGATAAGTACGATTTAAAAGAGTGGTCTAGACCAACATTGATAAAAGAAAATCATAAAGATTTTATTGATCAGCCTAATAGAGAAGTATATGCAATGGACGTGGTACTGGGACTACCAGTCAGTCAATATATTTTATTGCAAGATTTAACTCGCGCTGCCAACATCAGTGAAAAATTTATGGTTGTCAGAAGTCATAATGAACCAATTGAGCAATATAGCCGGTATGATGTTTGGAAAAGACAGCAAGATGCACTGGAGAAAAAGCAAGGAATGGAACAAGGCCCTCGTCTAAGCACAGATCGCTTGTATAGTCCAGCTGAACAGCCAATTGTTGATCCATTATTTGGTAATCAATATAATGAAAAATTACTATCATACTTGGCGAATGTATCTGAAACTCGTCCAACTGATCACATAGATTCTGCACAACCGTTGTTTTCATGGCTTCAACTAGAAGACGTTACTCCTGGAGAACCAATCCAGGATACAAGTGATTTTAATGCACACATAAAAACACCAAAACCAACGAGTAAGGGTGAAAAGACAGAACCAGTTCAGACAAAGTTTGTTAATAACAATGGTGAAATGTCTGACAATTCAATTCCACGTGTCAGGTTCTATAAAGATCCTATTACAGGTAAAGCAAAACAGGTAATTAAACCTATGGAGAAAAATTAATATGGATAAGCATATTCAATTATCAATTACAAGCCCAACAACAGAAGTAACAGTTAGTAGCGTTGACGCTGATGAAGTTGCCAGAATCGTAAAGTTAGCAGGTATCCAAAAGCCATCTGCAACCCCAGCTGTATTGCCGACTGCTGCACTACCGCCTGTGCCTACACCAGCTGAATTTCCATCTGTGCCAACTATAGAGCCAGCTGCTGATGTTCCAATGTCCTCTGGTATGGATAGTATGGCGCATGATTCAAGCTATCCACCAACTGATGCAGATACTGACATGGCTCATAGTATGGATGATACCAGTGCAGAAGACATGGTCCTGGATAACATGGAAGACCTGTATAATTTTGATGCATCATCAGACGAAGATACATTACTACCTGAACCATCTATGCATGCTGACGCGAATGGTATGACGGATGCAGAGGAACCTTCATATAGTGCCTTCCACGAAAGCCAAGCTGCATTTGATTATGGTATTGAAGAGGAAGACGATGCACAGGATGATACAGGAGTTGAAGTTCCTGTCAATAACTATATGTGGCAGGCCGAGCGACTACCCCAACGTTTCAAAGGCAGTCCAGGAGACAGTGGCTTACTAGAAGATATCCATAAAAACCTAATATCTCGATACAAAAACTACCTGAAAGAGTCATCCAAACGTGAAAATGAAGCTGGTAATATGAGTCCACTAAGTGACCCTACCAAGCCTGAATTTGATAAAGACCCACTAAGTGATGAAACTCCTGTTGATGATGGGAGCCGTAGTCCTATGAGTACAGTAGTAAGACAATCATTTTACAAATAAGGAGATAATGTTAGTCAAAAAACCATCACCAGTTTTATTACAAATAGTTTACTACATGCCAAAACATCCTACTTTGGTACAGGAATTTACATGGGGGTATGATGATCATACTCCAGAGCTTATCAGAACTCATAAGTTTTTAAATTACTGGAAAAATCATGTGGATGCAGTAATTGCAGATATTTTTATTAGCATAAGTAATGGTAAACAGTATCAATGGCGAAATGTTGACGACATTTTAAAATTTCATGGCTAAAAATACAACCGACTTTCAAAAACTAAAAGCTCCTAACCAACCTACAAATTATACTAAAGAACAATTGCAAGAACTTGTCAATTGTGCAAAAGATCCATTGTACTTCATGGAGAAGTACATGTATGTACAGCACAGTGTCAAGGGAAAAATACCATTTGAAGCATATGAATTTCAAAAAAAATTAATACACGGTTATAATAATTTTAGAAATGTCATTGCCATGATTCCGCGTCAAAGTGGGAAGTGCATTTCAAGTCATGTCCAAATGTCAATAAAAAATAAACAAACAGGGGAAATTTTTGAAATACCAATTGGAATCTATTATGAATGGGCAAGATGCATGCGAGACGGCAGAACCCCTCCAGACATCTCAGTCTATAAGAAACATGAAGTTGTTTCAACAAATGACGGATGTGTGAATTAATCCCAGGTTTATAATAAAAATAATATTTGTCAATAAAATTTGACAATAAATATAAAATGCAGAAAATTTCAGAACTAGTAGAGAGAAAATTTATAGATCAAGTTAAGATTGACGATTGGGAAGTATTGACAGATACTGGGTGGTCTCCGATAGAATCTGTGTCAAAAACCGTTGAATACCAGATTTATATACTAGAATTGGCATCTGGTAAACATCTTGAGTGTGCTGATACTCATATAGTTTTTGATGATCAATATAATGAGGTATTTGTCAAAGACTTAATTCATGGGCAGATGATTATAACATCTGATGGCCCAGAAAAAGTTGTAAGTGTTACCAAAACCTCTGAATACGAAAATATGTATGATCTTTCTGTAGCCAGCACTAATCATAGGTATTATACTAATGACATTCTTAGTCATAACACAACCACCGCTGCTGGATTTTTATTACACTATGCATTTTTTAATCCTGATGTAACTATTTTAATTGCAGCTAACAAGTTTAAATCAGCAAACGAAATTATGTTAAGAATCAAATATGCATACGAAGAAATGCCTAATTTTATTCGTCCTGGTGTTATTGAATACAATGTGACCAGTATAAGATTTGATAATAGTAGCAGAATACTGGCCACTACTACAACCCCTGATTCTGGTCGTGGTATGGCTATTAGCTTACTATACTTGGACGAATTCGCATTTGTGAAGCCGCGAATGGCCACTGAATTTTGGTCTGCTATGGCTCCAACCTTGGCAACAGGTGGAAAGTGTATAATTACAAGTACCCCGCAAAGTGACGAGGACATGTTTGCCGATATTTGGAAAGGAGCAAATGTAACTGTAGACGAAGACGGTAACGAGCTTCCTGATGGTGTTGGAATTAACGGATTTAAGTCTTTTAGTGCACATTACAGTGATGTGCCAGGACGAGATGAAAAGTGGGCACAAAAGGAAATTGCCAAGATAGGAATGGAAAAATTCCAAAGGGAATACCTGTGTCAATTTGCCGGTGAAGAAAGTACTCTTATTAATAGTTTGTCTTTGCAAAGACTCCGTGGCATAGATCCCATTTATACAAAACATGATGTTCGCTGGTACGAAAAAATTTCACCCGACAAAACATATTTGGTGAGCTTAGATCCTGCGGCGGGTGTTCATAAAGATTATAGTTGTATTGAGGTTTTTAGTTTACCTGATTTAAAGCAGGTAGCTGAGTGGGTCAGTAATAAAACGGCTATTCCTAACCAAGTTAAGTTACTTCACACTGTGATTGGAACAATATTTAATGAAATGAAAAAGCAAGGAACAAGATCTGAGCCTGAAATATATTTCACTATAGAAAACAACAGTTGGGGTGAAGCAGCTATACAGTCTGTAAATGATATTGGTGAAGAAAACTTTATGGGACAATTTTTACATGAACCCAAACGTCCTGGCGTTCCACGGTATAGAAAAGGTTTGAACACCAATGGCAGAACTAAAAGTAGTGCCTGTTCAAAGTTAAAAACACTTGTAGAAGCCGGTCGTTTAACAATTAACAGCAAGTTATTAATAAGACAATTGAAGTTTTTTATTAGTAAAGGCGACAGTTTTGCTGCTAAACCCGGCGAGAACGATGACACGGTTATGAGCACTCTATTATGTATTAGAATGATGCAAATGGTTACAAATTGGGATGATAAAGTTGGTGAGGCTATGAAAGATGTGTTTGACACAGATTCGGCTGATTTTAGAGATCCTTTGCCATTTTCAGTTGTAATTACGTAAGGTTTTGATAAATAACCGTATCGGTGAAATAAATGCAATATAACTTAAAAAATATTAGAAAAACATTATATGGGATACTTAAATCTCCAGGTCACGAAGTAAAGTCAATTAAGCTTTTTGATGAAAGCGGCACGGAAACTATTGACCCAGTAAATGCTAACAGATTTTTTGTTGAACTTAAAAGTTTTTCACCAAAGATTGAAAGTTATAAAGTTTTAGTTGCACTACGTCAACTTGGACAAAAAAGTCATATAGACATTAAAACACCATATATAGATAACGAAAAAGATTTTGATGAACTAATAAAATTGGTAAAATATATCAAGTTAGCAATTGGAAAAAAAGAAGGCATCAAAATCAATTGGCAAAAATTTGACAAAGAAATAGATATGCGGGAGGAAGCTATGCATAACATAAAAGAAAGTAAAGATGTTTCAAAACTAAAAGGTACTACAAAAAGCTCCTTTCAACGTATAGGATCTTCCACCTTAATTGTTCGTCATACAGACCATATTAATGAAAATAGCCATGGTGCTCGCACCAGAAAAATACGTGCGCTGTTTATTGAAAATAAAGACGGCGAAAGATACAACTATCCTCATAAGCATATAGCGGGAGCAAGAGCTTTTGCACGACATATTTCACATGGTGGAACAAATTATGATACCGTCGCTAAGAGAATCATAAATTTAAGTGAAGATTATTTGACATTGAAGCGTGTAATAAAAGAAATGCGGATACTTAAGGGTATGGAAGCAGATACTCTTACATTAAAGTATTGCACTGAAGCTATTAATCGCAGATTGAAAAGTATGCGTGGCCCAAAAGGGTACGAAATTATTAGTAAGGAAATCATCAGTGAAAACATGATTACTGATATGAATAGTATTGACGACATTCATAAACGGCTAGTTGAGACATGCCAATGTCAGCAAGAAAGTCCATTTTATTCTGATCTGGCTGTTGCAGCAAAGTATATGAGCCAGCAACCTGATATTAACTCTCCTGCTGAATACTCATGGTCAGGCCCCATAAATACTAACTATGGTGACGCTGCTAACTATGATGACTTGTATAATCAGATAATGGAGTTGGTACAACGCTGTAATAATCCACATATTGCGAATGAACTTCGTGCAATAGCGTTCCAAGTACAGGATAGTAAAGCATTAAATGAAAGCGACGTAAAAATATTTTTAAACGCTGTTGACAGTGCCATAGAGCATAATAAGACCATGGGAATTTTGAGTGAGCAAATGCCGGTGGATAGTGTACCTGAAGAAAATGAATTACACAAGTATTTGGGTGATTATGAACTAAACCACATCTTTAAAACTGATACTGACATGGACGATGTAGAGAAAGCTGACATGTTTGATCCTGCTCGTTCAAATATGAACCAAATGAACATGGATGCACACGATATGGATGCATACGACATGGATGCACACGATAATCTCCCAACTCCTGAAATGGATGATGTTGAAACACTTGACGACATAGAAATGCCTGTTCATGAAGAATCTTTTTGGGACAACGTAAAAATGCCAGATCAGCCCAAGAAGCCAGAATCTTCTAAACCAGAAACAGGACAATATGACAAAAAAAATCCAAAGGATATTGACAGACTAAAGAAAGATCTTGAAACAGGTAATGTTAAAATGACAGATAAATCTGGCAAACCAGTTGAATTAACTGAGAGTGCTGAACTAATAAGATTGAAAAAATTATCTGGTATTAGTTAAAAATAACTGTACAAATAATCTCCATATTAGACATAAATAGATAGTCAGCCGCAAGACAGAATGATGGAATGCGGCTGTCTTTAAACCTTTATATGGAGAAAAATATATGGCATTATCATTACAAGAAATCAGAGCAAAACTTTTAGCAAAACAAGAACTTAATAATAACAATAAAAACGGCGGTCCAAATTTAGATAATTCAGTTTATGCTTTTTGGAACAATCCTGTAGGATCTACCGCAACAATCAGATATCTTCCAGATGGGGATGAAACTAACGACTTTTTCTGGAGAGAGCGTATGATGATCAGGATCCCCTTTGCTGGTATTAAAGGGCACGCAGATGGTAAGCAAGTTGATGTTACTGTTCCATGCGTGGACATGTGGAAGCCAAATACCTGCCCAATCGTAGCAGAAATCAGACCCTGGTGGAAAGATGACAACCTGAAAGCTTTAGCCAGGAAATATTATCGTAAAAAGAGTTGGCTTTTCCAGGGATTTGTCACAAACAATCCAAATAAGGAAGACGTACCCCCTGAAAATCCAATCCGTAGATTTATTATGACACAGCAGTTGTATGATATTATTCATACTGCTCTTGTAAGTAATGATTTGGATCATCTGCCAACCGATTATGAGCATGGTCGTGATTTTAACTTAACTAAGACTTTAAAGAAAAGTCCAGATGGTGAACATTCCAACTATACAACTTCCAACTGGTCTATGAGAACTCGTGTTCTCAATGACGACGAGATGTCTGCAATTCAAAAGTATGGCCTGTTTAATTTGAATTCGTTCTTACCTAAGAAGCCAGATGAAGCACATCTTAATGCTATCATGGAATTATTTACTGCCAGCGTAAATGGTGAGCTATATGACCTTGAGCGTTGGGGCAATTATTACAAGCCTGCAGGGTTCAAGGCTGATAATAATTCGTCTAGTAATGATGATTCAGATGAAGTATCATCACCTATGGTGCCTTCAGCGCAAATATCTAGTGCACCAAGTGCTAACTCTATTCTAAGTAAGCTTGGAAATAGAACACCTGAAACTGTATCAGCTCCAGCCAAAGATGTTTCAGAAGCATCTACGGGTAGTTCAAAGATGCAGACACCAGATGATATTATTGCCGCTATTCGTCGGCGTCATCAGCAAAAATAAGAAATGCTTAAAGAGGGGGGCAACCCCCTCTTTAACAACATTCATGTACAACTATAAATTTCAATAAAGGAGACTTTTATGAAACCGTTTGATGTTTCTAAATTTAGAAAAGAACTAACTAAGAACATTCCTGGAATATCCGTTGGATTCAAGGATCCAACAACGTGGATAAGTACTGGAAATTATGCATTAAACTATTGTATTAGCAGTGACTTTAACAAAGGTGTTCCGCTAGGTAAAGTTGTTATGATGGCAGGGCAAAGTGGCTCAGGAAAAAGCTTTATTTGTGCTGGAAATCTAGTTAGAAATGCACAGGAAAAAAATATTTTTGTTGTACTAATTGACACTGAAAATGCACTTGATGAAAAATGGTTAAGAGCACTTGGTGTTGATACGTCAGAAGATAAATTGCTGAAAGTTAACATGGCTATGGTTGATGATGTAGCCAAGTTAATTCATGATTTTGTCAAAGACTATAAGACTCGGTTTGAAAGTACTAATTCAGAAGAAAGACCAAAGGTTCTATTTGTTCTTGATAGCATTGGTATGTTACTGACACCTACTGATGTACACCAGTTTGAATCAGGGGATCTAAAAGGTGACATGGGTCGTAAACCAAAGGCATTAGCTGCCTTGGTAAGAAATTCTGTTAACGTGTTGGGTGAATACGAAATTGGGCTTGTATGTACAAACCACAGTTATGCAAGTCAGGACATGTTTAATCCTGATGACGTTATCTCTGGGGGCCAAGGGCCAATATATGCATCTAGCATAGTTGTAGCTATGAGAAAGCTTAAGCTAAAAGAAGATGAAGCTGGCAATAAAACAACTGATGTTAAAGGAATTAGGGCACAGTGTAAGGTTATGAAAACTAGGTTTAACAAACCTTTTGAAGAAGTTGAAATTAAAATTCCGTATGAGCAAGGTATGGACCCATACAGTGGATTGTTTGATCTATTCGTAAAGAAAAACTTATTAGTTCGTGACGGTAATAAGTGGGTATATACATCACTTGAAGGAACACAATTTAAATATTTTGAAAAAGCATGGCAACGAAATGAGGATGGGTGTCTTGACAAAGTTATGTCAGAGTTTGGTACAATGATTGAGAAACAAACAACAGTTGCTGTTGCACCTCTGGCAGAATAAAGGAGAATAAAATGGAACTACGAAATGATAATATCATTGAAATTTGGGAAATGTTCAGTGAAATTATATCACCTGATAAACGAAACGATGCTGCTCTAACTTTGGTTGAGTATTTACAGCAAAACGGATACGACCTTGATGATCTTAAGGATCTAAAGGGGCAGGACGATTATTTTGACTTTGCAATTACTCAACTGGGTATTGATGATGAAGACAGAGATACATTAGAATACGAAGATTTTTGATAAAAGTGTGATGAGATGTGGTACAATAAAGTAGTAGAGGATCTTGGACAGATTCCAGTAGCTGTTAGCTTCTTTGAGAAAGAATTAACAGATGCATTCAAAGAAACTAAGCTAGTTGGCAGTCTTGAAAAAAATGCACAAGATCTTTCAGGTATCACATCTCATCGGTTTTCGCAACTACAAGAAGTAGAAGCAATTCTGAAGTTTCTTAACATCAAATATGACAAAATCCGTAGCGATCATTACCGTAAGTATCTGGAAAGATATCAAAGAGAGTTGTCTGACAGAAGTATTGAAAAATACATAGATGGCGAACAAGACGTAATATCAATGTTGACTATAATAAATGAAATTTCTCTGATTAGAAATCAATATCTTTCAATTATGAAAGGTCTTGATGTGAAAAATTGGCAAATTAGTAACATTACAAAACTACGTGTAGTAGGACTTGAAAACTCTTTACTAGATACTGATAAGAACAATTAATAATTAAAAAGGCTATGGAATATGAATGAAGTAAACTTGAATATTTTAGATGAATGTACGGTCAAGATTGAAGGACTAGATGTGTCCACTCGTCAAAAATGCGTCAGTGCACTAAAATACTTTTTACCGCATGCACGATATAGTCCAGCATTTAAGCTTGGAAGATGGGATGGTACACAGTCATTTTTTACAATAGGTGGAAAAACATACCTTAATCTTCTTGAAAAAATTCTACCTATAATTATAGATGAGGGGTATGAATTAAACATAAATGATCATAGAGAGAAATATGATTTTAATTTTGAGCCAATTACTGAAAATTTTTTAGCTGATAGAATGTGGCCAGCAGGTCATCGTTTTGCAGGACAGCCAATAGTACTTCGTGATTATCAAGTTCAAATTGTAAATGAGTGTATTAATAATTTACAGGGGATAACGATAGCTCCTACAAGTGCTGGAAAAACTATTATTGTTGCATCACTAAGCAAACTTGCAGAAAAATATGGACGAACTCTTGTTATTGTTCCTAATAAAAATCTTGTATTACAAACTGAAGAAGACTTCAGAAATATTGGGCTTGATGTGGGTGTAATATTTGGTGACCGAAAAGAATTTGATAAGACACACACTATCTGTACATGGCAAAGTTTAAATGTATTAGATAAAAAAAGTAAAGATTCATTGGATGAAGGGCAGCTTGAAATATTCTTAAACAACCTTGTTGCTGTTATTTGTGATGAGGTACATCTAGTAAAAAATATGGGAATTTTGCATAATTTGCTAACCACTGTCTTTGCAAAGCTTCCAATACGATGGGGTCTTACTGGCACTATTCCAGAAGAAGAATATAATCAGGTTAGTTTACACAGTGCTATTGGTCCCATAATTGGAACACTGTCTGCAAAAGACTTACAAGACCAAGGTCATTTGGCCAAATGTAACGTTAATATACTTCAAACTCTTGAAACTGCGCATTATGCGGATTATCAGGCAGAATTAAAATATCTGGTTACGACTAAATCAAGAATTGAATGGCTTGCAAAAACTATTCAAGTAGTTTCTGAAAGTGGTAATACACTTGTTCTTGTAGACAGAATTGAAACTGGTAAGTTGTTATGCGATTTGATTCCACACGCAACTTTTATCAGTGGTAAAATTACTGCCAAGAAAAGAAAAGAAGCATATCAAGAAATTAATTTGGCAAATAATGCAATTATGATTGCAACATTTGGTACAACATCAACTGGTATCAATATTGGAAGATTATTCAATCTATTTCTGATAGAACCTGGAAAAAGTTTTGTCAGAACTATTCAAAGTATTGGTCGTGGATTAAGAAAAGCTGATGATAAAGACCATGTAGAAATATATGATGTATGTAGTAATATGAAATCTTCTAAAAAGCACTTATTAAAAAGAATACAATTTTATAAGAAGGTTCAATACCCTTACGAGATAAGTAAAATAACATACTAAAAAAAGAGCTTTTAATTTTTGGGGTAAATATTCCAAAATTGAAAGATTACAAATGCGAATTTTAACCAATAATAATACTGCTTTTTCTATAAATCAAGTGCAGGAAGGAATGGACACTTTAAACTATTGTGTCCTTGACTATAGCAACCCTTCTGATGTTGATTACTTCTTTTTGCCTTTATTATTTTTGGAAAGTTTTTATAGTCCATGTATAGATGTAAAAATAGGTCCTTATTGTATACAGATGCCACTAGATTGGTGTGTTTTAATAGGGGATGTAAATCTTGGTGATTTAGAAGTCATGCCCCTAGTTTACTTGATGGATAAGGATTTTGATGTTTTTTGTTTCAATCCTATACAAGGTTATATGCCTAAATTTCATAAATTAGAAATATTAAATACTTGGCCTGATGTAAAATGGTTTTTTCCAAAACTTAAACCGGGTCACATTCTGGCAATTCCTTTATCAGAAGAAAATAATTCATTATGTGCTTTTTTTGTAAAAGAACAAAATAAATTACCTGATACAATTGATATAAGAAAAATGTTTTAAAAAAGTACACCCTCAATAGTTGCTAAGGCGTTCTATTGAGGGTGTACCGAGTCTACCTGATTTGGCACAGGTTACTTATTAGGCACTTTGAATTCGTGCTTGATTACTTGCGGTTAGGTCTCTATTACTCATAATCCAATCAAATTCATTGCCATTATATGTGTAAACAGTTCTATTTCTGATTTCTTGTGCATATTGAACTGTGTTGATTGGTCCAAGTGTTACGGATGGGATTGCTGTATATGCTGATCCACCATTTGTAATGGTCACACCTGAAATGCTACCTGCTGCATTGACAGTAGCAGTTGCGGCGGCGCTACCAGAACTAAATGTCACGGCAGCAATATCAAAGTCAGTTCCACCGTTTGTGACAACGACGTTGCTGACAGTCCAAGTAGCATTTACTGTTGCTCCAGTGCCAGCACCACTTGTAGTAGTTGAGACAGGGTTTGCTGGTAGTGCACTGAATACACCCCTGGTGGCTACTGTCAAGTTTGCAAGGCCCCAGCGAACGTTAAATGTGGCACCAGATCCGTTGCTTGCACTGTTGCTACCCTGCAAGGTTGTTCCAGAAATAGTCTGAATACCGGCAGCGTTACGGATGCCGCCTCCAGCTACTTCTGTAAATCCAGTTATTGATCCACCAGCACCTGTGCTTGATACGGTGATTACTGCGTTGCTTACCCAACCGGCTCCACCAAACGTAATCTGGTTGCCAATCTGATAGTTTGTTCCAGCAGCGTTAATTGCCAAGTTGCCAACTCTAATGCCAGTAACGGTGTAACTAGCCACGGCAGTGTTTGTTCCACCGAGAAGAGTCACTGTGTCGTTGATCTCGTAGTCAGCTGTGATAACACCAGTCCCACTAACAGCAATTGTTGCGTCACTTGCTCCCATACGTACTGTGCCTGTAGCGCCAGATCCACTTGCACCATATGGTGTAACAGTGATATTTGCTTGACCTTGCTGTAAAGCTACACCACCCTGGGCTAGTTTTACGACCCCGGTATACGCACCATCAGCGGTTGTCATTTTATATGATTTGTTCGCTACCTGTTTGTTGATGTATGATAATGCAGGGGCTGGTGCTCCTGGTATCCATGCGGTTGCTTGTATTTGTTGTCCTGATTGGCTTGTATTGCCAATAAATCTATTATTAATAGGGCGACCCATTTTTTTCTCCTTAAATCCGTTCTAGGGCTACGCGGTGGGTACCGCATAATTAGAATACATGTATATTTAGTATTAAAATTAAAATATAGGTAGTAAGACCTTGAGAAATGACAAAAGCTGGTCTAAAATAGGTTAGAGGTTTGTAATGTCACAAAATAAAGACCGAAAACTTGATCTTAATAAGACACTATTAGCACTGGATAGGAAAGATCTAGAGTTTTATGATTCATTAACTGCAGAAGAAAAGAAATCCTATACTCCATTGATACTAATGAGATATATGAGTCTTTTAACAGATCAAAATCCAAATATAATTTACGCAGTTTTGGCCACTAATGACTTGGTAAATCTGGGGTTTTGGCAGTTAACTAAATATCCAGATCTGCAACATCTTCTTCTGTGTCTAGCCGGAACTGGATCAAAGCAGTATCATTCTTGGATTCCAGTGAAAAATAAAAAAAGATCAAACAAATTACATTCATGGGTGTTAGATTTATACCCTGATTACAATGAAGCTGAAATAAAACTATTTTTGTCAAAGTTCACGGCTGACTCATTCAATGAGTTTCTCAGAGATTTAGGCATGTCTGATACTGATATAAAAGAAATGGTTACATCATGGAAAAAGTACCATGAACTCACATGAATGTGACTTTTGTAAGAAAACATTTGTAAAAGAAATCACATTGTTAAGCCATTCTTGCGAAAAAAAACAACGGTGGTTTAATAAAGATAGTGTTGAATCTAGGATTTCTTTTTTAGCATGGAACAGATTTTATACTTTGGCTAACCTAAACAAAAATAAAGATTTCTATGCAAATTTTAGAAATTTCATAGACAGTAAATATTACAATTCTTTCTATAAATTTGGAAAATATATTGTGTCAATTGATGCAGTTGAATCTGGAAAATTTATTGATTATGTAATAAAAAACAATTTGCCTATTGATAAATGGACACACCATGATGTTTATGAAACTTATATACGGCAACTTATATCTCAAGAATCTGCTGACCATGCAATTGAAAGAACAATAAAATTAATTGATAAATGGGGCATTGAAACAAACAACCTGTGGACTGATTTCTTCAGAATAGTAAATCCTGGGCAGCTTATATTATGGCTTAAAGGGGGAAGAATATCACCATGGGTGATATATAATATAGATAGTGCTGCGGATTTTTTTAATAGATGTACACCAGAACAATTGGCTATAATAAAAGATGTTGCACCTATATCTGTTTGGAAGGTTAAATTTAACAATAATAAAGAAACGTGTGACATTATAAGAGAAACTTTAAAAAAGAGTGGAATGTAATATGGATAATGAAATGTATATAACTGACGAATCAGATGACGATAATCAAAAACCCCCCAGTGCAATACTAACACGTCGTGGAAAAACTCATCTTATTACACTTGGTGATAAACAATTTGAAATTGTAGATCCTGTGCTTGTTATGCAACTAGAGACGCTAATTAAAAAACTTGAAAATAGAATTTCAGCACTGGAACATGAACTTGTACAAACAAAAGCAAGGCTGGGTAGAACAGACAGAAAGATCAATGAAACCGTTATGGAATTAAACAACAAGGTTGACTACGAATGAATTCAGTAGGAGATGTTGATATTGATTTTGCAGATCGAACTCTGGCACTGTCATTTTTAGATCATATACCGGCATCAATAATTTCCAAAAATAAAATTGAAAAACACACCACTGGTGTTTATTTTCATGTTGTCCCAGTAGATCCATTGTCCAATCTTTGCAGCATTGATTATGATCGTGCCTCTATGATGAATTGTTACAAAATAGATTTGCTTAATGTTTCTGTTTATCAACAAATTAAAGATGAAGAGCAGCTGTTAAATCTTATTAATTGTGAAATTGATTTTAAAATTTTTGATGATGAATCCTTCACATCCAAGGTTATACACTTTAGCAATCACGCGCCTCTTGTTTCTCAACTTAAACCAAGAAGCATTGAACATATTGCTATGATTCTCGCATTGATACGTCCAGGTAAAAAATACTTAATTTCAGATGCAATAAGTAATGGATTATCGTCAATTCAAGATAAAATATGGCTTGATGAAAACAACGGTCTATTCACATTCAAAAAATCTCATTCATTTGGTTATGCCATGCTAGTCAAAGTTCATGCATGTCTTTTAGTTCAACAATCTGCTTGACTAGTCCACCGTAATAGTGCATTATTAAACAAAATATGGAGGTTTATTTTGGATAATATCATTGATTTTTCAGTTTCTGAAAATATTTTTGGCTTTACAGTTCGTGGTCATTCTAAGAATGGGGATTGGAATAATATTGTCGTGGAGAATGAAAGTCAAAATCCACTTGAGAATTTTTCTGAAACAGAAATTCATGGTCGAATTTTTCGCAATCCTAACACAAGCCTAGAGAACCTTACCGAAACGTTTCGTCAACTGCCAAAATGTTTAGAAAACAAATATTCATTGAAATGCTGGGTTCACGAAACGAAAGTGTATTCTCTAATTACTGTTGATGAGGCAGATGCAGCCATGTTTTATTGGAAGCTATCCAACATTTGGGAAAACTGGTCTAAAAACGCTGAAAAAGAACATTGGGAGTCTGTTGCTGAGTCTAAAAGTAATAAACTAATTGTTGATGAAAATGGCAAGGTAAAGGTCCGCGTTACTGTTAATACTCTAAACGATTCTTAAGCTTTTGCCAGTTTAATAGTTCTTTTTTTCAATCTACGGTTGATAAGGTCCAGCATATTAACTGCTGGACCTTCAACTATTACTGCATCTTTTCTTGCAAATGTTTTTAAATACTTTTTAAATGGCTTAAATTTTTCTCGCAGAAAAAGATTTATGGGGATTGTACGGTTACTCTCCCACCACCACGTATCGCCATATTCCAGAAAAGATTTTTTTTGTTCGTGTGTGAATGATTGATCAAGTACATATATGCTTATAAAGCTTGTATCTGCATGTTGTACTATTCCTATGTATTCTTTTTCTAAATAGGTAATTATAGTCAAGAAAGGAAACTTTTCTTGTAAAACTTTATGTGTATCTTTGTTCATATTACTCCTTGATGGTGTGCATATTTATACTTTAAATTACAAGTAAATAATCAAATTAATAAATAGTATAGAAGGAAATCGCATAATTCATGGTAGACCAAGTTTTGTTCAAATTCAAAGAATATGTACAGCTATGGCTTACCAATGGAAATGTGCCAAATACAAATCCGCCCATGATTCAATATGATACTAAAATTTACAAAGGTGCAACAAATACTATAGATTTTGTTGTCAGAAATAATGATAGAAAACCTGTTAACCTTGTTGGATATCAAATAGAAGCGTTAATTGAACGGGTAGAAAACCCTGAATTACTTTTGACAAAAACAGTGCAGGCTACTGAGGAAACAAGTGGAAAAGCTCAGTTAATATTATACCCAGGTGACATAGAATCTTGGTATGGTGGTTTTTACAGATATACAATACGACTGACTGACATAACAGGTAAGCAGACATACCTATACACAGATGTAAACCGAAGCACTTATAATAGTTTTGAATTAATTGAAGGTTTACAACAAGCTTTGGCACCAGCTATAGAAATAAACAACTCTCAGTTTACTCCCTATAGTCTTTCATATTATAATACTGGTGCCCCAAATGCACCGCTTCCATACGATGGATTTGAGAATATATGGACTACAGGGGCATTGCAGGGTGATGCACAAAAAATGCAAAGCAACGGCATGCACACGGTTGTCGCCTACACAAGTCACAATTTTATTGGACGATTTTGGATTCAGGGTAGCTTAAGTGTGGATGCACCTCAAGAAACAGACTGGTTTGATATTAAATTAATGCCTGGATCAAATTTCTTTTCATATACAGCTTATGACAGTCCAAAAATTCGCGCATTTAACTTTACAGGTAATTATTATTGGGTTAGAATGTTCTATCAGGCTAATGAAGTTAATAAAGGCTTTTTTGATAAAATTTTGTACAAGGCATAACTTGCTATCTCAGTAGCTTCTTGGCACAATATAGTATGACAACTATACATGATCTTGTTTTAGAATTCATACCTCATAAAAGAAAACAAAACATAAAAGGATGGATAACCTTTGACGCACCATGCTGTCATCACAGAGGACACAACAGGGATAAACGTGGTCGTGGTAATATGTTTTTAGATCCTGTTGGATCATTAGCAATTAACTGTTACAATTGTGGCTTCAAGTCTGTTTTTAAAGACGACACATTAACATCGTCGTTTGAAACCTGGATGATTTGGTTGGGTGTACCACAAGATAAAATTCAGCAGCTTAAGTTAGAGTTACTAACTAAAAGACTTCACGGGGTGGAAAACAACCAATCTAAACCGTTATTTTTCCAGTATTCCAATAAATTTCCTGAAATTCAGTTACCTGATAAGTCAATAGAAATATCAAATAATTCACCTGAAAAATCAAAATTTTATGCAAATTGTGTAAAATATCTTGAAGATCGTGGTAATGTAATACGTCATGGATGGAAATATTTTTGGTCTAACAACATCCAAAATCAACTTAATAATCGAATAATTATACCTTTTATGTATTATGGAAAAATCGTTGGGTGGACTGGAAGATATGCTGGAAAGCCTAATAAAACCACATCCAAATATTTCAACGGATGTAAACCTCAAAATTACTTGTTTAACGCAGATGTTATGGCTATTCCAACAAGAAAATTCATAATTATATCAGAAGGGCCATTAGATGCTATAGCTACTGATGGTGTTGGGGCATTAGGTAAACAATTAAGTGCTGTGCAAATTTCTTGGATTAACTCGTTTGATAAAGAAGTTATTATACTTCCTGATCGTGAAAAAGATAACCAAGATCTTATTGACACCGCAATTTCGCAGGGTTGGTCAGTAAGTTTTCCAGAATGGGAACAATCAATAAAAGATGCAGCGGATGCTTCCAAACTATATGGAAAATTATGTACAATACATACTGTGCTTAAATACCGAACCGATAATAAGTTGCAAATTGGAATAAAAAGAAAAATGTTTAAAGGTTAAAAATATGGATGACAGTAGAGATTGGTCAGAAGATAAGCAGAAATTGTTGATTGACATTTTATTGAGTTGTGATGAAATATTTGCAAGGTGTCAG